CATTTTTTAGGAAAAACTGGAAATCATCTAACTGTCCTAAATCTTCAGCCTCGGTATTGTTAAAACCTACATTCCCACTTGCTGTAAAGTGCATATTGAATTTATCTAATACCGCAGGTTCCCTATCATCACTATTACCATAAAGTACACCAACTGCACTATTGGAATTATTCGTATTGTATGGAAATGGAAATCTAAGGTTTACTCCCATCCATACTCTATAATAATTCGGAAATGGAACTTGTTGAAGACTTTGAATTTTAATTGGATTAGTATCTGCACTACCAAAACGATACTCATGAGTTACTGCTGAAAAACCACCAAAATTTCCACTCCGATCAATTATAGTAAGAGTAGGTTTACTTGTAAAATCTCTACCTCCGTTTACAATAGTATATGATGTAACTTGTCCTCCTACTACCGTACCTGTTATTTGAGCATTTTTTCCATCACCACCTGTAACTACAATATCAACTAAACTATATCCCGAACCAACTGAAGTAGCTGTAACTGCTGAAATAATCCCTCTAACCAAAGTTACAGAAGCTACAGCGCCAGAACCACCAGCACCGTTTGATTTGTCAATTACTCCTTGTGTATTTGTAATTGAATAAACAGGATGGTAACAATCATTAGATTGTTCAACACTTGTAGTTACATCTTCAAATACAGGAAGTGGTAACCAAAATGATGCGTTTGGTGGCTGATGATTTATATTTATGAGAGCCTGTTTTGCCTCATAAGCTATTCCACCCTCTTTTACTCTATTTCCTTTAATGTAAAAAGCAAAGGCAGTCCAGGAATCTAAATCATCAACATCGGCATCCTTAAACTGATACACTAAAGCTTCTGAATCAACTGCACAAAGTTGCAAGTCTTCAAATGTTTTAATTATATTCCAAGTATTACCATCATATTGGACTGCCTGATTTTCAAAATCAGCAAATACTCCAGTTCCAGTTCCGTCAACTAGAACTCTAAATCCTGCAAATACGTCGCTGTTTCTTTTATACACACTAGAAATAGTATCAGTATTTGCAAGTTTTAATTCCACATCAATTCTTGAAAACACACCATCTTCTACTATTTGATTAAAATCCCAAAGCGACTTTACACCAAACTCAACTGGAGTACTGGTATCTTGAAAATCTTGATCAGTTGCTGCTCCATTAGAAATCCAAGCGTTTTTTTGTGCATTAGTCCAAAAAGAATACTGACCTGCTGTTACTACCTCATTTGTTAAAAAGTCTGTAAAAAAGTATTGTGTCCAATCAGTGCCTGGTGGGGTTGAAGTTGTACCGTCTGCATTGGTAACTTTGTAGTGTTCTGTATCGCCTTGCGAATCTAAAGTATTTGGAAGTTGAGTAATTGCATCTAATGGATAAAACGCCCCTGATGTATGAGATGGTAAAAGTCCCCAATATTCCAACCCTCCTTCAAAATCAGAATTTTGGCGTGGTAGTGTACCTTCACCTTTTCCTCCCCATGTTCCAGTTACATTTCCAAGAATTGAAAATATACCAGCTTCCTCATCAATTGGATTTACCTCATCTAAAACCTCCAGTGTGGGAATTGCTCTTTGATCTGGAGGATTCCCTGAGGAGAACATTCTTATATTTAGAATTAACGGATCACTAGAATCTGTATTAAATGCAAGCTCAAAAAAGTCACCACCGCCACCATTAGAAACACTAGCACCCATTCTATCTACAATGTGTAGCAGTGCATCATAATGTGAAATTTCAGATATATTAAATGGAAAATCATTTGCAGTAAATACTGGCAAGTCATTTCCACCTCCAGCTGCAAAATCAGAGTCATGTCCTGTAATTGTAGCTTGAGAAGTTCCCTTACTTGTCGGAGTGTTATATCCCTCTACAACTCCTTTACCAGCTTCAAATCCTGATTCAAAGTAAAACTGATCTGCAAACATTGTTTTTTGTAGATGCTGCTCAGAACCTAATAGACTAACTACAAATGTATCTCCTGTTAATACATTTTCTTGTGGTTTTTGTATATTAACTTCATAAGTTTCATCAAATGAAAATAAACCATCACTGGATATTATACGAATTTTATCAAATGATTCTAAAATTGGAGTAGAACTTCCATCAGGAGCAGTTGTTTGTGTAATAAATGACCCATCCTCTGAATTTAACTTTAATTCACATGATCGTATTTCCCCTGTTCCAATTTCTATAAATGATAAATCTTGCACGAAATCAGAAATGTCAACATTAGGATTAGTTGGTGTGATTGGAAACCAAAATGATATGTTTGGTGGCTCATTTGATGTACTTGCTGTATTAGCAACTGTACAAATAAAAAATGCAGAATCATTTACTACTTTGGTTCCTACTAAATAACTCCTACCCAAAATCCACGAACTTATCGGATTAAAAATTACTTTTTTAGTAAAACCCATATTTCCTCACGTTAGGGATATGGCCTCAGGTGTGCCATTTCTCAATAGTTGTATGATAAACTGAACCTCAGTTCGTGGATCTTCTATATCCATTACCTTGAAAGTTTCTAAGATATATCCTTGAGTAGCTGATGGTATTATAGTCATTATGGAATTGACAGATTCTGATAAAACAAGACCAAATCTTCCGAAAGGAAAATCATCTGTTCTTGCTTCAGCTATTTGCCAATTATGAAGATTTGTAGGTCCTAGTGTGTTTTGATGGTTGATGAAATACCCAGTTAGTATTACTCTTGTTAGTGATAGTAAAGAATCTTGAATCCTATTTTGTGGTTTTCTTGGATTTGGATGGAAATTAATATTTCGTGGCATCTCTAAACTTGGAAATGTGAGTCTACCAGTAGCGTCTGGTACTGATCCAGAATTAAATTCAATTTTCTCAGTAGATTCAACTGATGATACTGTATCACCCGAATTTGTAAGACGATAAAGTGTAGAAGTCAATTGTAATACCCCTTTGCATTATCAGCATTTGTAATATCAAATAATTCTCCGTAGAAATTTGCACCCTTTCTATATTGTCTTGATGTGTTCTCATTATTTGCACCATTTACTGCAAGGAATCCATCTATTGTACTTGTGCTAATTACTTGTCGGAATCCAGTTGCAGTGTCATGTTGTTGTTGTCTGCTTAGAAGTGCATTTTGTTCTTCCTCAATTTTTCTAATATATCTAAGATCAAGTTCACTTCCAGGTCTGGTCATATATTTGAAAATTGCAGGAGCTAGTGATGCAGCTAAAAAGGCTATTGCTACAGGGGGTAATTTCCTAAACACCTCCATTAGTACATCAGGTGTTTCAGCTAAAATTTTTGAAGTCGCTCCAGCAGTAGTAGATGCTGCATTTTTCGGATCTAGTAAGCCTATTTGTGTACTAGGCAAATTAGTACCAGACAAAGTTTTTTCTTTTTCTTCTGATGGATCACCCTTTCCATTTATTTCATTTATTACATCCTCTACTGCTTTTCTTAATTCTGCGTCTAGTCCTATTTGAGAAGATCCAAGATTAGTTAATCCTTTGAAAGTATTAGTTTTTCCAGGACTAGCTGAGGTCATCTGTGCATCTCGTAAGACTGATAAGATCATTTGATAAACTATACTTTGAAAGTCAGCCATTATGCCACACTCACTACCTCAGTAGCCTCCAATCTGAAAAACATCCTGACTGCATCTGAACCATCATCAGTTGGTCGCAAGTCCTTTAGTTGAGCTACAAATGATATGGTTATAGAACTTCCAGATGCATCAGTAAATGAAACAGCCCAAATTCTTTTTGGTCTCACACCAGATACATCCACAGTAAGTACAATTAATGCTGCAAGTTGTGGTGTAGTTAGTACCATATTTCCTTGAATGGAATTTAGTCGAAGTGAAAATACATTATCAATTGTATCATCAGTTAGATGGTGTTTTGTAACATCGCTAGATATTTCCGGTATAACATCAGTCAGTTGTGCGTATGTAAGGGAATCAGTAACGTTTGTCAGCGATACATCTTGTGTATCTACAAAATTATCAGGTGAACCAGTATCAACCATCTATGCTACACTGTACTCCGTTAGTTTGGTTAGTATTCCATGTATTTCAAAAGTTACAAGTTCCTCAGTTCTACTAATCTCTGTAATTCTGTCTATTTTCATAAATGATTGTTGCGTTAGTGTGAATGGTATTGTCTCAGTGTTTGAGTTAGTTTGTAAAAATACTACATCCATATTTTGATTAATCAATGGAGAATTTGATTGAACTTTGTAAATATTTTCTAGATTCTCATCAGTTGAACCGATAATATCTGATTTTAAAGCAAACATTTTTGCAGTAAATGTACCATCAAATACTCCACGAACATACTGCGGTACTCCAACTCCTTTACTCTTATCTTTAGTTAGAATTGGTACCTGTGAATATCCTTCTGTTCTTCTAATGTCAGTTACTTGTGCAAAAGTATAGTCAGAAGCTGGTAAAAAATCACCTGTTGATGCAGACGTATCAAAAGCAAGGACTCCACCGAATCCTAAAAACACTTCATCATCATTTGCTACAATTTTAGTTAATGTGAATCGTAATGTTCGTCCCAGCATTGCATCATCTGGGAAAAATGTATCATCTTTTGTCCAGTTAGTGTTTGTTCTAAAAAATTCACCCGTATCAGATGATGGAGCATATATGGTCTTTAGAATTCTTGTTACCTCTCCAGTCATTTGTTGCATCAAGTCAATCCATACAGAGAAATTATCACGAGCCCCGTCAGGAACTTGTAAAAAACAGGATATCTCAAAAATATCAGACTGCTCAAAAAACTTTGGATGCTCTACAATATTTTCATTTCCAAGTGCATTTATTTTTTGTACAGTTACTGCCTTTGCAACTTTGTTTCCAGGGATTTGCCCCCTGTCATAAAATTGTACAGCCTCATTCATCGCACCAGATACTGATGTCTTTGATAGTTCTCCATCTAAATTCCAATTATCAAAAAGTAATTCCGTAATAGTTTGTGCTTGTGATGTTGCAGTAGTAGTACTTGATGTATCGGATGGATCACTAGTCCCTGAACTATTAATTGCAGAGACTCTATACACTGCATTGTCTTGAGCTGAAATAGTACTGTCAGTGTGTGATGTACTAGTACTGCCAGTATCAGATACAAGAGTTGAAAATCCTACATCATTGAGATTTCTTTCAATTTTATATCCAGTGATTGTATCACCGCCATCACTTGCTGGTGTAGTCCATCTAAGTTCTATTGTTGTGCTGCTAGAAGACTCTGCTGATAAATCAAGGGGTACAGTTGAAACTGACATTATGAACTCCTACTAAATCCACTAATTCTCGAAGTCACACCAAACGTATTCTCACCAGATAAGCCATTAGGGTTTTTGAGTCCATATGTTTCCATGATATAATCCTGTACTGCCTCTTTTGCCATATCTACGAGTTTTCGCATTTCTGATTTTGTTGGGTTTTGGTATTGATTGTAAAATGATGCTGCCAACTGAGAGGCCAAGGAGGTTAGTTCTGGATCTGGATCGTCTAATTCTATTGTTGCATGTAATCTTATCTGGTTCACAACATAATTATCTGCAGAGTTTCTACTTGTGGAAATTTTATTGTCAAAATCATCATTGGATCTAGAAATATTTAGAAAGTCTTTAGTTTCATTGAGAGATGAAAATATTTGATCAGGAGTTGACATTAGATTCTCCTAAAGATTTTTTTGAAGAATTTTGAAATCTTTTGTAGAATAGTTAGTTTGGATGGTACAGAGATAATCTTCTTTGGTGCAATAACCTTTGATGCAATGACCTTTACTTTATCAATTCTGATTAATTTTGTAATTTCAGGAATCTCTACAACATCAATTACAGGTACCTCTACTGGAATAATTTCAGATACATCTACAGGTGGTGGAGGTGGATCCTGTGGAGGATAATTTTCATTGACAGGAATTGAACGGCCACTACGTTGTGGTTTGGGCTGATATATCAAAATTATGCCCCTAACAATACACAGTGAGCTCTAACAAAATGAATTGCATTTACTGATTGAGAGGCTCGTAAATTAATAGAGTCGCCACCCTCTACATCAATATCAAATCTATAGTATCCATTGGAAATAACATTACTAGAATTATCGGCATTAAGATTTCCTTTGAGAATACCATTATTAAAAATACTAACTGTTGCAGGAGATGTGCCAAAGATAAATGAAAAAGACAATCTTAGAATTCCTCCGCCTCCAGGGACTAATTGATCATCATTAATGGTAACATCTGATGAGAGAATATCAGAATTAGATGTTATGGTTGTAGTAGTAGCAGTTCCAGTAGCGCCAGTTCCACTAAGGGCAGATATTATAGAGAGGGTTTCACCTGAAATGTAATTAGTTCCTGCGGCAACTACTGTTACTGCAGTAACTGCACCAGCTGTTACAGATACGGTTCCAGTAGCACCAGTTCCAGAACCAGTTAGTGTAACAGGTTCGCTTTCAACATATCCGCTTCCACCAAGTACAACACTTACAGCTGTAAGAGTACCTGCAGTATTCAGATTAACTGTAAGTGGATAAATAGAACTAGCCATGATAAATATTGATAATTTGAAATAAAGGTATTATTACTCCATATGAAAGGATTTTTTCAATTTTTGACGTTTTTCATATTCTCTATTATTGGCTCTTGCCTTTTCTCTATTACCTGGCAATAATATCCATATATCATGCTGTTTTTTTCTCTTTTCTCTCATACCTGGATTTTCCAATCGTTTTTTGTCATATTCTTTTTGCCACTTTTTAGTTTCAGGTTTAGATCTCCATTTCTTTTTTGATTTTTGGATACTGGGATAATTCTCAGGATTAGTTCTCCATTTTCTCTTAGACTCTTTGACTTTTTCTTTATTAATTGGTTTAAATATCACTGTTTTTTTTCTTTTTTCTCGTTTAGATTTCCATGCAATACGCTGTTCGTTGAGTCTCATCTTAACTTCTGGTCTGAGTTTCCATATTCTTTGTAGTTCTCTGAGTCTTTTTTTGTTTTCAGGTTTTGCAGCTCTTATTCTATTACTCTCTCTTTCTTTTTTTCTATTTTCAGGTTTGGCTCTACGTTCTTTGTTCCGTTTTATCACATCTAGTCTAGCATGATATTTTCTCCTGCGCTCTCGTATTTCTGGTCTAGTATGATATTCTCGAAAGTATTTTTTTCTTTCAGGGGTTTGTTGGTATTCTCTATGATGTTTCTTATTTTCTGGTATACTATTGTATTTTTTCCGTATTTCTTTTCCTTTAGGAGATTGCCGGTATTGTCTATCATAAATTGCATTATATTCATTGACACAGAATACTTTTTTACAAATTTTCTTACGTGTTCTTTTTCTGCATGTGAACTCTAAACCACATACTAGACATCTCCTTATTTGCACTCCCCACCAAAATGATCCAATTCTTAAAAGAATACAAGATGGTCCAACTATGAAATAATTTTTACCAAAAATTAGATGTGAAACAGTTAAGGATTTAGCATCTAACTCTTTATCAAGTATTTTTTGGTGTCTTAAACTACAAATTTTTCTTTTAGATGTTACATTGCATTCAAATTTTTCATTACAATATGCGCATTGTCTAATTTCTTTTTTAAATTGAATTTGTAATGACATTACAACATATTGTATTCTTGTTAGTTGTCAAAATGAAATCTCATTATCAATTATATTCCATTTCTTCATTTGTGTTATTATACAGCATTTGAATACCAGTTAGATTAAATTCCATTTCACCTTGACCGGCAATACTTCCTTGATTGTCAGCTTGCGGAGGATAGTTATCATTAATTTTAATATTTCCAGGGAATGAATGTGGAGGAAAATGTCTAACCACTATTCAACATGATCCCACTGGATCATCGTATAGTAGAACTGGGTGTGATGAAGCCAACAATTAAAAATATACTTTTAGATTAAAGGTATTATTAATAGGATTTCTTTTTGGTTGATTTTGTAGAATCTTGAGATTTCTCTAATACTGTTTGTTCTCCAGATTTATCATCAACTTTGGATATTTTTACACCAACTGTTTGTTTTGGTATGTCTGATTTGATTTCCTCAATACAGTTGTAATTGTCTCCACATTTGATTCCGCGTGATTTGCCAATTGCATGATTCATTTTAGAGCGAGCATCCTCCATGGTATTACCAGTTGACTTTGCGCCACATTTGTAACATCTAATGTTAATCAATTATCTCACCATGAAGTGATTTTAAATGCACCAACATCAGAAAATGCTTCTTGCACATCTAATCTAACTACCAAGTCTGACTCGTACAAGCCACCCACTGATAGATCGAAATTCTCAATGGTGAGGTCTTCTCGTAAACCAACGATTTCAGCGATATCTCTTTTTGTAATAAGTACAGTACCTTCATCAATCTGTGGAGTTTCCCAGACTGCTCTTAATCCAAGTGACTGTGCTAATCCTGAATTATTAACTACATCTGTGTCATCGGTTGGTCCCAACTCAAATCTACTAAAGAATGGGAAGATTCCGCCAGTAGATGCAGTCTTTACAGTTTGTGCAGCATCTGATGGATTCATAAACATAGTGTCAGCTCTATTTCTTTGAGTTCCTGGGAATCGTCCTCTGATAACTTCAACTAGTGCTTCTAGTTCTGAATGTACTGATGAAGCAGAATCAAGATTTGCCCTTGTATCAGTTGGAACTTCTGATGAGTCAACTAGTACATCAATAATCTTTTTACCTATCATGAAATAAAATTCGTTTCCAGCATTTTTCAAAGATTGCTCAACTGACAAAAAGTTGTTATCTTTGACATCGTTTCTGTTTACTGAAATTGTACCACGATATGAATTGTTAGTACCTGATGTATCAAGGGATACAGTTGTAACTTTTCCACCAATGGCTGGGGGTGTACCGCCTGATTCTTTGTAAATCTCTAATCCTTTTTGATTTCCTACAGATCCACCAACAATATCAGTATATCTGGTTAAGGGTACGTTTACCTTGGGTGAATCCATATCAATTATTCTAGCATACTGTTTCCAGTCACTCCATGGTTCTGCACCTTCTAAAATCTCATCTGCAATTTTTAATGCAGATAAACTATTTGGAACAGATACTGTCTCTTTGAGTTCTTTGCCTCCAATTCGCATGTTACCTTTGGCCTCATCGCCGATTCTAATTCCGTATCGATGCTTCCAAATGGTAGGTAAATTAGGATTTAGTCTGCCTTCCTCAAAGGCATTAGGAGAATTTCTATCAAAAAATACTGCAAGAGGAGTTTCCCTGATTGGTCTAAATATATCAAATGGTTGTCCTCTTTGTTGCTGGGCCTCTGCACTTGCAACTAGAGCCTCTTGAACATGAGCCATCTCACTTAGTGCAAGGATAGTACCTCGATTATGTTTATTATTTGATTTAGTCATATCTATGTGAATAATCCTTCTCGTTGAACGTCGACTGCGATAATGTCAATAGCTAGAACAGATGGTTGTAATGCTCGTGCGATAATGTAATCAGCTGCAGCGTCTGCTTTCTCTAGTTTACCTGCAGTTGCACTTGCACGTAATGGATCACCTACAACAATTGCAGCTGCATTTCCATCAACTCTTGCAAGACATCTTCCTTGAGTTACTACTACTATTCCTTCACCTGCACTAGCAGTTGCGCGTGTAGTGTCATCAGTTGGAACTGCACCATCAGTTGCGTAAATGCCGTCTGCATCTCCACCTACTGCAATTCCATATCCTATATCAGTTGCAGAATCACCTTCTTCGACTCTTGCTATTAGCTCATCAGTTGGAATTGTTGCTAATTGAGTAACAACTGAACCCATTCCGATTGCCTCGTTTGCGATTAAATTAATTACAGAACTTGATTTATGATCTATTGGTCCTCTTGCAAGTCCTTGATAGAAATTAGTCAATGAATAGTAATAGTAAATCTGTTTAAAGGTATTATTGAGATGTGATATTTTATGCAAAAAAATAACTTTTTGATTTTTTCTACAAAAATACCTTTAAATTAATTTTGTTTAGAATATGGTTTCAAAAAAATACAAGTTATTTTTAAACACCCTATTATTCTTAATCAACACAAGTCAATTTTTATTAACAAACATCAATCTTACAAATTATCAATAACCAACAAAAAAACTGTAAACTTTTGTGACTGTTTTAAAAGACTAGTACTATTTTGAAATATTGATAGTCTTTTAAATTAGTTTTTTTTAGATCAATTATGGATTTACAAGTTTTTGACACTTGGATTGAAGGATCCAAAGGAGGAATACACATAGATGTATTGGTTCCAAAGGACAAAAAACTTGATGATGCAATCAAATTTGGAAAAGAATTTCTCAAATCAATAGGTGAAGAAGGTGCAAAAATGACTACAGAAGAATGTACATTTTGTCATATTCAAAAGGCAATACCCGAGCAAGAAAAAGAAGTTAATGAAAAAGGATATTTCATCATCAAAATGCAAGGGTGTTAAACCCATTTTTTTAATGGAGAGACAAAATGATAATTACTAATCGTGGAGAAATGGCAGGACATACAATATTAGAGGATTTAGGAATTGTTTCAGCTAGTATGGCTCCACCAAAATTTATTTTTAAAAACTAGAATTATAATAATTTATTTTGTATCTCTCTTAATAAATCAGAATACACAGATTTTAAATTACTGATATATGGAACTTTCAGGGTTATTCAAAAGTTTGTCCATCTGTTCTATTTCATTTCTTGCATCTTGGAGTTTGTGTTGTCTGATAGGAACTGGTTGAATTGATGGCAGACCAAATTTATCAAAGCCTGCTTGTTCATTATGTGATGGTGTAGTTTCCCTAAATGTTGCACTAGAGTGTTTGCGCATATAATCAAGATCAAGTTGCATATTTCCATTTATTGATTTTGCTTCTTGTAATTCTTTAGAGAGAATTTTGACTGATTCTTTTAGATTTATGTTAGTTTGTTCTTGTTTTTTAATTAGTGGTTCCATCATTCGGTTTACAGTATATCGCATTTGTTCCATCAACTGAGGAGTAGTCATTGGAGGCATTTTGACATCTTGACCCATCTCTAGGGCATTCTTTGGTGCCAGACCAGGAATGATCATACCATTATCAGTTTCTTCAAACTGATTTTTGGTATTATCCATATCCTGCATTGGTTTCTCACCACTTGTAGAATCTTTACCTTCACCAGGATAGGGTTCTTTATTGTCAGTTGATTGCTCAGAACCTTCAGTTCTTGAACCCGGTGTGTGGTTTGATATTTCTTCTTCGTGAAGTTTATGCTCATTATTATTGTCTTTATCATTTTCTTCTTCATTAATCTTGTTTATTTTGTCTTTATCATCTTCAAGTTCTTTAATGGCTGATTCCATAAAACCAAATGCATTATTTTTCTGTTGTGGGTCTTTAGAGTTGTTTAATGTAATTGCGGTCTCTACTAGTTTTCTGACTGCAGGTCCTGCATGTAATTTTTTTAGAACAGAATTAGCTTCTTTCATATTTGTACATTCTTGCAATTTATCAATTAAATCCAATAATTAGTAATAGTAAATCCGTTTAAAGGTATTATTAGAACTATATTTTTTGCAACAATGTAAATTTAATTCCAGGTTCGACACGTGGAACATGATGCCCATTCCAATACAGACCGTTTGAATCAGTTACCACAAATGTCATACCAATTCCATCAAGCTCCCCTAATACCACACCTTTTGGCACAAGACACAACTCACATGAATCATCAGTACATCCATCAACGCATGGCTCTACACTTTCAGTGCGTGGCATTCCACCGTTAATTGATACTGCAGTAATTATTCTATTATCAATTGCATCATTTATGGTATCATCCTTTACAATAACTAGTGTCTGTATCTCTTTTCTGTGTTTATCAAATTCTGCATCCAGAATTGTGGCGTTCACTTCAAATTCTGGCTGGTGATTAATGTCCATTGATTTACCTATAATGGTTCTAGTCATAGAATTTAGTTCATCAGCGGACAATTTACGCCTGTATGGCTCGCCTTCAGACATGTGATTTGTGATCGTTTCACCAGCTGCCCTTATCAAATATAGCACACCGCCCGCATCTTCTGCTAGTTTTTTGGCACTTTGTACATAATCATCAGTTAACCACACAAATTCACTTCGTAAATTAGAGATTGCTTCTTGTAATGCCCTTTTTTTACAAGAACATTCTTTTGTAGGATTTATCCCACTTGGAGGAATCACAATATCTGGAATTGTTATTGGTCTAGTTTGCGAATCCTCAATATTATATCTCCAAGGAGGAATAGATTGTGATGTGTGATATCCATGCTCACCATGCATTGATGGTTCTGAATTTACATCAGATGCCAACCCATTCCATACAGCAGAGTATGGAGCTGGCATATTCTTAAATTCATAAGTATTAGACATTGACCCTATATTGTTAGTATCAGGTGTAGGATTATTTTGATATGTTCCACCAATTCCATACGGTGATTTATTTGGTGTTGGATATGGTTCTCTATTCTGTGGCAGTCCTGTAAAATCAGTTAGGGGAGTGCCAGTATCAGGAACAATTACGGGGTCAATTTCTCCCGCTAGATCAAGTCCGGTTATTGGTCCTGGCCATGGTTTAGAATCTGGTGGATTTTGTTCTGAAAAGTATGCAGTTACTGCCCTATGAATTTCTTCTTCTGGAATTCCTCGAGAACGTAAATCGTTAATCATTCGATTAGTTTGTGTGTGATTAGGATTGTTTTGTGTAGTTTCTACAAAAAACCCAGGTTTGTAGTTAACATTTGATTTTCTATATTTTGGATTCACTGTAATATTAATTGGGTTGGGATTTCCAAAATGATGTAAATCACATACGGACTTTGCACTTATTTGCCCCATTACCAATTCACATAATCCACCAACAACAAAATACTCACAGTTTCCGCATAATGGAATTGAAGTATTAACTACATTTGAGTCTGACATTAGTCATCCCACATTGTCTCCATTTGGATTTTGTATCTTGCAAACTTTTTGTGCCATATTGGATCATACTCAAAATAAGTATACGGCATCCAGTCTTTGTTAGGTATTGTCTGATGCCAAAACCCAGTTATTCCAGTTGTATGTGTAAATGTAATATTATCTGTACCAGTATATGTACCAGTAGTTATATCGCTAGTTCCATTTGTAAAAGTAAAATCCCCAGCATCATACCAATTATTATCATTCATAATTTCTTCCCGTATTCCAGTCTTGTGATTGGTTTGATCGTCTATAGTTTGTAGGAACTGATTTTTGTCCCCTTACATCCTTCATCATACTATCATAAATGGGATCATCCATTGGTGGAGAACCCATCACTTGATTATCAAATACTGGACCGCCTCCAATGTCGGCAGTAGGTTTTTGATCATCTCCAACATTGTTTAATGCCTGTTTGCCATTTGGATCATTATACTTTTCATCAATTTCAACTATATATTTTTCATCAATTGGCAAACCAGCTTTTTCCAATAATTTCAGAATTTGTTTTGGATCTTTGGCTATTGGAGATTGCAGGTATATCTCAATTAACCTTATCATGTCAGGTACTGTAATGTCTTTTTTATCTACCTGTCCAAAGTTGAAACTGAAATCTGTTTTATCCCAAGGTAATGGAAGGATTCCTCCAGTGTATAATTCATCATATAATGGATGATTCTCATACCAAGGCTTGAATAGATGCTCTTCTAATTGCTCACTTACTGATATTGGAAATGCAGTTAATCCAAGTTCGTCAAGTAGGGCAGCACGTTCTGCATTGGCAAACGTATGAGTTGACTCGCCTGCTTGTTTTCCTCTAAAGTCATTTAGTGCTTTGAATAGTGGACCTTGTGTCATATCTGCAAACTGTGAAGGATTAAAGTTCCGAGCATTAGAGCCCAATTCTTTTACTTCGACGTTTGTTCCTGCAACAATATCTTGTCCAACTTGTGCAGCCTCTATGTTTGCTTGGAGTGTTGCTCTTTGATCAGCTGATGCGCCATCTGCAATCCATACGTTTCTACTTATGTAACGCTGTTCTGCTATCTGCATTGTAAATTGTGTAGAGTATTTTCTATCAAGCATTGATGGTAAGGATACATCAATTGATTCATCAAGTGTTATAGGCATTGTAAAATCACGAGTTGATGTAACTGATACTCCAAAGCCCGTACCAAAGACTGATGAATTAACTGGATTCCACTTAAAATGCATTATCTCATTAGGATTATGATACCCTTGATATTCTGCTCCACGAAATTCATATTTGTATGGAATTCTTTGCCTATCCCACCAAATTCGCACAAACGATGAAATTGGAATGTGCATTAAATCATTAAAGGACTTTACATTTGCAATGCCCATACGTGGCTTCCATACAGAGTTGCCATACCACAATAACTCTTTTACAAGTTCAGTATCAAAGGTATCAAAGTGAAAATTATGTGTGAATTTCTCCATGTGTTTTATGAATGATTCTGTATTTCCTTTGACGTAATGCTTTCCACCAGTGACCTTTGAGGATAAATCATTAATTGCTAATTGTACATCTTCATCTCTTTGTAATGCATAAACTTGTGTTCTAAATGGCACTTCAGGAATATCAAAACTTTTGCTGGTGTATCCTTCTCTAGAATATGCTCCCACTGTTGAGATTTCAGGTCCCCAAACTGGTTGGGATAATCCACCTGGTATCATTTCAGATAACATAGTACTATTCATCGTATCTTTTAGCTGCTTTAGATTCAGAGAATTGGTGCGAATTCTCTGAGCTGGTGGTTCATCAGATAATAGTTTCGCAAGGCCGTTTCTCAGTCTTTTACCAAATGCCAATAAATCAAAATGTCTTTATTAATTAAAGGTATTATTAAATCAAAATTTACGAAATTAATGGTAGTTTATTGTATAGTGTATCATCTGTAGGAAACGGTTTGATTCCATGGTGTTTTTTATTCTTGTAGAATTCTGGATGCAGTTTTTTAGCACATGGATAACATAATTGCCAGTTTTCCCAGTTCTCTCTTTTTTGAGTTGAGCGTGACCTGTGACGACATCCTGTTCCTAGTCGATGCCCCATACACATTGCGATTAGAATTCACCTCTACATCTATTGGTAAATACCACATTTACAAATATTCAGTTCATGTTTAAAAACTGTACTATATTAAAGGTTTCTTTATGAAAACTTTATAATTATAAGATTTTATCTAATATTTTCAAACAAATGAAATACATTTAATCTTGATTATATGTTATAGTGTGGCAGTCTTCCCAGCTCATGTCCTCACCTCCTTTATGGAATATCGAGGCATGAGCCAATTAAAACAAACTTTTTATTTTATAGTAATATTTCATATATTGTAGTACGGAAGAATCCCAGGAAAAGAGTGTATGAGACATCATTTTTGGGATTCTATCTTCGTCTAATATTATTTCCAGTTCTTCTTGTTTTAGTTCGTTTGATTGGATGTATGGTGTATCCGTCTGGACTATACCTGTCAGCTGCAATAAGTGAGTATAGTAATGCCATAACTGTATCTCCTGCATGCGCATACAATCTTTGTGCATGTTGTCTTTTGTCAATTGGTGATTTTACACCATCAGACATTTCATCAATTTTATCAATTCTTCTAATTGCAGTTAGTTCTCTTTCTAGATAATCAATTTGCATTCTAGTTGATGGTCCCCAAGGAATTATCATCTTAGATAATGCAGAGTTTTTGTCTGTAGGATTATCCAAGTTTGGCACTGTTGATTTTATTATTCCAATTAATTTGTCTACCCATTCAGTTTTATCTATTGTAATCTTTGCTAAATCTCGTCCATGTTTGTCTGATTCTGCATAGTATGTTTTGGTTTCCTCTGTAAGATTCCCACCTGTCCACACGCCCATAACTTTTGATGTACCAAGTGCTGGAATTGATGTGCCACCATCTTGAGAAAATCCACCATTTTGCATTTTTGTTATTACATCTTTTTCATGTCCCATATCTGCAACACAAAAATCTACATACCATTCTTTTATCATGTTTACAAAATGTGATGCCATATCTTTTGTATCCCCAACTGGTCTCTTATCGATGAATGCTATTTGGTATCTTGATGATTGTGAATCAGTTGATCTCCAATGTAGGATGATAACTCCAACAGTAAATGATGCACCAACTTGGTTTGATCCCCAGTCAATACCCAATAATACATGTAATGTATTTCCATATTGTGTTTTAAGTTTCATAATTTCTGATGGAGTCAAAAATTCAACTGTATCGTCCTGGCATTTTTTAATATGAGCTGGAGTAAGAGGACGTGCTTCATCAGGAAAGAACCAACCTTCACAGTGAGCCATATACTCCATTGGTGAATCGTGAATCTTTTGATATTCAATGGAATCTTGTATGTTTGTGTAGTATAGGGTTTTTGCTTGGTGGATGGTTAGTGGAATTTGTGGAAAAATCCTTTGAGGCATATGATATGTTATCCATTCACGTTTCTGACCACCAGGTAACGGATTAATGCAGACAAATTTTCCCGTCATGTATAGTTGTGCTTCGTCTGGAGTAAAGTTTCGTAATCCGTCTTTATCAAATTTTAAATGCCTTCTCCATCCTTGTTCAGGCCATTTACTAGTTTGTGTTTTTTTGGTGCCGTCTCGTAAAATAATTTCATTCTCCTCTACAAGTGTGGATTGGTCCTTGTATTTCCATTCATAAATATCTGATTCCTCAGTTATCATGTAATGTAATTCTGAACCCTCACCAATTCCAATACCAGTAAGTATAGTTGTACCTTTTGTTGTGCGGAGTGTCCTTCTAGCAATACCTAAATGTTGAAGTTCTTGGTGTTTTTGAATTTCATCACATACTAGTGCAGAAATTGTGTAACCTTCTGTTTTACCGTATTTTCTTTTTGGATGTGTGAATCTCATAAATGTACCATTGAGAAGTTTGATGACTTTTTTTGCAGCTCGATGTTCATATGGTAGATATTTTTTCAGTAATTTGTTTGAGAGAAAACCCTCCTCTCGTATTCTCTCATCTGAAAATGATTCTGCAGATTCAGGAGAATGCCCCACATACATTGTATGCGCGCGTTTCTGAGTTGTTGCAGTAAATAATAGAAAGTCTCCAAGAAAAGTTGATTTAAAAATTTGCCTGCCACAAATAATTATCATGTTTCTCTCCATGTTTTTGTATATGTGGACCCAGAATGGGATCATGTCCCAGTTTCGTTTTATCTCGCCAACGTATGGTTTGATTAGTTGTACAAATACAAAAAATATTTTAGGAAATATTGGTAGTTTTGCTACGGCTCGCTTATCTTGAAAGCCTTTAACTAGATTTGTTTTCCAACTTTTCATTTTCTTTCTTTAATTCTCTATCCTCTAGCTCTTCTGAAATTGGAACTAGTCCATCTGATTCAAGCAGAAATTGACTATTGATCAGGTCTTCTTCCTGTTTGACTGCATGTAGTTTGACAGTGTCATCACCTGTACCCTTTATGATATCTGCTGTTACTTTCTGTAGTTCTTCTAGTCTCTTGAGCTTTTCTTTACTTCTCTTAAATATTCCCTCAAGATTGTATTTTTTATTTTCTTCTCTATATTTTTTCTTGAAATAATTTAAATCATTTTCTATTGCACGGGGATCTACCCCAATTCCTTCTGCAATGGTTTTGATTTTATCATATCCCACACTTGGGTGATCACTTAGAAATATAGCAATTCTACTACGTCTGATCTCTGTTTTATTATCAATCATACATTCTAGCAGATATTAGACATTAAGGTATTATTATTTTAGGCGTGAGATATTATCTCTAAGGATTATAGTATAGCCTTTGTAGGTGAGCATAAAGTTTTATTGTGTGGCCAGTTAAAGGTATTTGCTGGGCTTTCAATTTGTCTCTGATGAATTGTTACCAAGCTCAGCGTTTTTTAAAATATTGTCACATAGAAAGATGAGTAGTGCCATTACTCACATAAACCGTTTTGTTTGATAAAGTCCACATTTGTTACACCGGCAAATAGTATCTGTAGTACTATCTACAAGCACCCAAAAATGATCACAGTTAATTATAGTCATACCTCTAAGCATTCCCTGTATTTGTTGGTCCATCTAAATCTGCTTTACAAAAAGTACAATAGTGTACGAATGGACTTTCTTCTTTACTGTCAGGGTCTATGTGTCTGAATGAAAAATCATAGTAATTTACAATAAAGCATTTTGGACAAATTTTACTTGTTAGTTTCATATCTATCACATACTATCTAAGAGACAGTTTAAACTTTTGAAATTGTTCATTACTGTCCTCTTCAATATTAGTAAACTGTATGAAATTCTGAAGTTTTACATATTCTGCCATGTCTATCCACTCACCATTAATCTGCAAACAATTAGTGCAAGTTCAGGCTTACATTCTCCTTTGTGTATTGCATTATTTTACCTACAAGATAATTGACAGCTTGAGGGTTTGCTTCTTTTATTGCAATTTCTTCTTCACGATATACTCTTGCAGTCACCTTTAGAAAATCAACAAAATCCATATCAAATCACTTTTCCTTTCATATCTATTCACTCATACCCTTTTCAATACAGATTTACCAGATTTTAAATTTACCATAACTTTCTGTACAATTCTTTATCTTTCTCAGTCCAATCAGGAGTATCTATCATATCTCTATTCACTCAACTATGTTGAAATAATGTTTACCTAACTCTTCATTTTTAGAATGGTTAAATGCCTTTATAAAAGATATTACTGCATTATCTTTTGTTTTTGCATAACCACAATAATTATCATATTTATCAGAACGCACACAATATGCATCACCATCTTTTTCAACTTTAACATCTATGGGACTAAGAACTCCTGGTGCTGTTGAGAATGTTTGTGATATTTCGCATGTTAAATTTATGTTATAACATGGTGCCCAATAATATTGATAATTTGAGAGTATTTTCCCAATACGTTTGAGATGATTGTGCTTAGAAAATATGTAAAGTATCCTTCCAAATGGCCATTTTATTTTAATAACTACTTGACATTTTTTACATAACCTATTTCCATGTCTTATCTTCTTGTTAAACCAAAATTCTCTCCAGGTAACATATGGAGCATCTTCAGATTTGCATCTACTACAGCGAAAATATGGATTATGTTCTTTTTTATCCAATTCTTCCATAACTATTCACTCTCTTTTAGTTTCAATTTGAGTTCATCCTTATAATTCCATCCTTATTGGATGGTATCCGACCATAGATACACTCAGTTACTTTACACTCTATTCTGTTATCACCATACTTTTCGTAAATGACTTCCTTACCAGTTTTAAGAAACCAAACTTTTGGTTGAAAAAAAGGGTCTAATACTCTTACATGATAAATTAAATGTCTAGCACAATAATTCACATCCTGACCACCAAGGTCTTTTGTTTTAAAGTCAGATTCTTCCATACAAACACCGACTCGGGTATCATCACACATATCTATCTCAACTCTTTACTATCTCATCGGCTATTTTAAGAGCTTCAGTTAGATTTTGAATAGATTGTGTTGTAGGTCCATAGGATACTATTTCCGAAACTTGTTTCCATTGTTGTTCATCTAAGGGTTTTACTTCTCTGAGAGCCATAATATAATATATTTATACTTTCTTTTAAATTTATAAAAAAAGAGAGGGGTTAATCCAACTTGTGTTCTTTTTTGGATTTTTTGATGATTTCATCAAACTCTTTTTGATTCAGCATACCCTTAGTTGCTAGATGCTCACAAATTGCAATACAGAATCTTACAGGGTCAGTATCACTCATGTCGTTTGCTGAAAATCAACAGTATGTATTGTTTGACGGTACGTTGCCCAATTATCATTTTGAATATCAATGTGCATATCGTTGAGTAATCTTATCACTAGAGTTAGTGGAGAATTATTAGGTAATACTATTGCCTCAAAGAATGGGCCTTCACCAACATTAAATTTGAGTTTGTTTGCCTCATCTTTCTGCTTGTTGATTATCTTTGCTCTATTTTTTATAACCCAATCCTCAATTATTTGTAATTGTTTTAGAGAAGGGACTGTGCTACCACCATGTTCGGTGGAGTATGTAGTAAAACGAGTAGATTCTCCTTTTTTGAATTTTAATTCTATTGTTTTATCATTCAGTTTCTTTCACCTCCTTTTTGGTTGAACCAATGTGACCTTGTACCGACTGGTGTAGCCGATACTGCCTTTATTGATTTATGAATAGAATTAGTTGTACTGTTATAAAATGATATGTGATGGCATCAAAGGACATAAAAAACAACAAGTAATTCAAATCTGCAGGTATTGAGTATTTCCTGTTCTAGCCACCAATGAATATACTAGGACAAACTTGTATTAAAATAGAAAAAGAGAGGGGTTAATCCTCATGCATTTCTAGATAATCTGTTTTTGAATGTTTTTCTAATGCTCCTCCGCCTAATAGTGATTGAATTATGTAGAGTTCGTTTTGTACATGTTTTACTTCTCTAGGTGAGCAATTTGGAAGGTCTTTGTGTAGAATTACAAGACGTCTATCAATTCGGTCTACTGTGTGTTGATTGGATCTGTCTTTATCTGAGCGTACTGTTTCTCTTCTATTATGCTCTAGTTGGCCTAAGAGTCTCTTTACTCGATTTAGAACCCATTGGTCATCTATGGAGATTTTGTAATATTCACCGCTATTATTTTCTTTGGAAAATGTAAATGTTCCATCAGATGACTGTGATGTAGGATGACTAAGATCACATTGTATCTCTTTACTACATATCTCAGCATTATCAAGTGTTTGGTATTTTTTTATTGTTGTTTGTTCCATTTTTTTATCACGCTTCCCCTCCTTTTGGTTGGAGAATTTATCAGACTGAATGCTCTCCTGGTGTGATTGCAAGGATTGCGTAGTGTGATGAGTGGATTTACCGTATTTGTTTAAAGGTATTATTGAGAAAAAAGAGAATGGATGTATATTTTATTTTCCATAATATGTTAAATTAAATTTATGCGGCCATCTTATCGTGAATTTTGTTTTTTTATCCGGACGCGCTTCTACTTCAACTACAAGCATGGACTCTTCTACATCAAAAGTAATTGAAGCATACTCTGATCTATCTCCCTGACAACATGATTGTGTTTTGATGCCGATTTTATTTAGCTCTCTAATTAGTGGGGTGAGGTCCTTGTCAATTTCTACTTGCTTACCGTTAATGTCTATGAACTCTGAAGGGTGACCGTTTGTGTGTTCGCTCAATCTAATTCATCTCTCATTTTTATCCATTTCTCTCTTGTCTTATCTATTGATTCCATTTCCTGATATTGTTGTAAGTTGAATCTCATCTACTTGGTTCTCCTTTCGGTTACGAGGGTTACATTAATTCTTTCAGACGTTCCAAACTCTGTAAGTCTTTCTAACAAATCTCTACAATTCTTAGTAAATTCATATCCATATTCAAATTCATTTACTATTTTTGTTACAATAATCTCAATATCTGTGAGGTCCGTACCCCTTGGCTGAACTGTCATTCACTCTTTTTCCTTTTTCAAAACAGGACAGTCGTCAGCATGAGCACTTATTACAAATCTCCCTACACTACACCATAACATACAATTACATTCGGGACAGATTCTAATACCCATTATAATTTACCTCTACTACATCTTTTATGAATCAGTCCAAACTGTATAGGGTCCACACAGTAAGTATTATTAGACCAAAAAATGTATTCATTACAAATATTACATTTACCTGCTATACGGCTCATCTCTCTAATTCCTTTTCTATTAATTTAATTTCATTTTCCCACTCCTCGTTAGTTCTTTTTTTTCTATCAACTTTAACACCAACAATCCTAGAATTTTTATTGATTTTGTATATTTCTATCATTCAAGTAACTCCTTTAATTCAAATAAAATCTGACTTGCTTCTTCTTTAGTAATAGATATTCCAATGGGTTTAGTTAGTAAATGAATTGAATCGTCATCATATTTTACTAACTTATCGTCTGTCATTATCTCTGCCTCTTCTTATCCCAGTATGGAGATTTACAAGTTATTGATGCGCAAGTCTTTGGTTCAGGTGTAGTACTATACCAAACATGATCACATCTATTACATTCATGTCGGTAATACTCCCCATCAACCTTCTCACTCATATTATCTAATATACTTCTTTAGTATATATATGTTAATAGTATATACTACAAAAGTATATATGTACTATAGAAGTATAGTATAACATGAAACAACCAAACACCACACAGAACAGAATAAAACTCAAAGAATCAATGCAGACAGAACTTGAAACAAATTTTCAAGAATACATTAAACTTGAAAAAACACTAACTACAAAGTCAGAGATTCAAAAGGCAACTGATGACTTTGTAATACAAGACACTGAAATAAAAACGAGATATATCAAACTAAGCAGATCGCGCACTATGGAGATTATCTAATGGCTCAAGAAATCGCCTCCAAGAGAACGGACCTACTACTAGAATGGGGCGAATCATCCATTAAAAGAACAGATGAATTAGAATCCCAGAAAACAAATGCAAAAGAGAAAATAGACATACTCAAAGGCGAGATCTCAATTGGTGAGAGAGAAACAAAAGGGATATCACTATTTGAGAATAACCATGTAACCATACATGATGATGAGTCATCTACCGTACTATCTGAGAGTGGCAAGTCTGAGTATTTGGTGAACAAACGAAACGGGACTTGTAAATGTAAGGATTATAAGTTTACGGGAAAATATGGGATAGTATGTAAACATAGGATAGCTGACAAGTTGGCAAGAACCGCACAGGATGAAGAATCTCATGATGAGGGAATAGTTACGTTTGCATCAGTGGAGGACTAATGACTAGTAAAATAAGTAATGATCAAAAAATAATAGATAGAGATCAAATATTTGTTGGTTCACAAAATATACCATTAACTAAACAACGTATATTAAAAATTGCTTTTGAGCCAAGAATATGGGTAACTTACGCAATAATGGATGATGGTGGAGATAAAAAATATCAATTAACTTCTCAAGATGAGGAATTAACTCCTAAAGATATAATGGATATCACACAGTTAAAACTCAAAGTTGAATCAAAATCAAAAAGTGAAAACTGGATACAATATGTGCTAATCCATACAGAGGATACAAACTAATGCCTGAGAAAGATCCATACAAAGAGGCCGTCAATATGTACCAAGCCTACATACTTGGCATCCCATATAATGGGAAAATCATAACCTGGGAGGACTTTGAAAAGGTGAGATTGATTTTGATTGCGCAGAAAGGGAATGAGAAGGATTGGGAGTAGAATCTTATTTGTTAGATAGTGAAATGAGTTAGGGTATTAAATATTTACTTAATATTATATTAAGATTATGTTAAGATTTAATTTTATGTGCCTGTATATGAGGTTATTATAAAAACACTAAAAATTACCGAATAGAATTAGTAAGTTTCATAGTAGGTATTGATTCTGGATATGAGTGATTCCTTGTAAGAGTTTGAATCTTTGATGAATTCCTGTGTGGTTCCACCCTCTTCTGATACTAGGATTACTATTTGTGGAACTGGTATGCCGGTTAGTTCTTTAAACATGATACTATATGCAGTAGCCTGGAGGAAATAATCACCCATCCATTCTTCTTTTTGTGGTTTTCTTTTTGTTTTGTAGTCTATAATGGATAGTATGCCGTTGTATTCTGCAATACAGTCTGCAGTACCTGCAACGTTGTATTTCTCACTAAACAACAATAGTTCAATCCCTTTGATATTATTGATACATTTGAGATATGGAAACAGTTGATTGTAGTGTAATTGTACAATTTTTGACGTTAATGATGGTATTTTGTTTTGTAGTGTTGTCTCTATGGCTTCGTGTGTTTTTGTGCCATAAATCTTGGATAATTCTGTAATATGATATGCAGCCTCTCCCTCATCTTCCTTCCATTTCTCCAAGATTTTTTTAGAATACTCTGGCTTTGTTTTGCCTAAAATTGTAGTGATTGATCGTGGTTTCTGGCCATTATCTCTTTTGTAATATCGATAATTTGGTTCATCAACTCTGGTAATTTTCTCAAATTCTACTGGTTTATGGATAAACTCCATGGATTGTATTGTAGTGTGTGTATGTAGGTATTATTGTACATCTGATCGCAAAGAGGGTAGAAAAAAGTATGAAAGTAAGATGTCATGGTTTTACGCCTAAACATGACATACATGACATCTTCTGACTATGTAATAAAACAATTCAAAACAATAATACCCCAACAAAACAATAAAGGAGTTCTCAATATACGTCATGTATGTCATGGTTACGCACGAAACCATGACATCACACCTTCACACCTTAAACAACATTAAACATTTCAACTCTGCGATCAGAAAATATGTTTGAAGTTACTGAGATTATCCTTGCGATGACTCTAAATGTGCCTGCTCTTCGACTCTAATCTCATCTTCAGTCTTGATTCTAATCCCATAATACCCCCACGGCATTGTTTGGTCTTTCCAAACCTTCATTTTCTCCAATCCACTAACTTCCTCGAACATATTATAGAATTCCATAGATGTGAGTGATTTTTGTATGTTCTTTTTGATGGCAAAATTATCCCATGCAATTCTAACATCAAATGCTTTTACGTTGGAACCAACCACTCGAATGATGTATTTTTCATAGAATTGTTTGACATGATTGCCAGTCTCATTCCAGATATCTCGTGCCTCATCTGGATTTAGTGTATATTTAGTATCCTGCCTATCCCAAATATCACTGGCATTATGTAACAAAAACGTGACATATCCATCATATTCCTCATTTGGGATCATATTTTGGACAAATTCCTTTTTGTCCTGTATAGTAAATCTTATTTTTTTATTGAATTTTATCAGTTTAGTTCTGTCATATATGGCACTAGCATCATCCTTATTTGATATCTCATATAGTGAATTGGCAGAAAACATAATCCTGGAGCTTGGTCTATACTTTCCACTATGCTCATACACACTCCTATCCGTGAAATTTTCTTGGGATATCTCTCTTTTCAAATTACTTACTGTCTTTATTCCGGTATCATGCATGTCCCCATCTACTATCAGACGTCCTAATGCAGTGTCTTTTCTTGTAGTTGCATCATCAGCTATAGCCTGAATAGTTGGATCAAAGACCATTGTATCTTCATTAAATAATTTGGAATTCAGTTTACATAATTGTGTCTTACCAGTACCTGGCGGTCCAACTAACCCAAGCTGAAAATAAATCCCGTTATACGGATGAAAACAAGTAGAGCCAAAATCAAAGTAAAACTGTCTATCTTTTTCATCAGGAATCATCTCATTTACGAAATTTTTAATCGTATCAAATGGTTTCATATTATCATAATTGTATGGTATCTGATCAAATATGTAATAGTCTGGACTAAATATTGTAGAGAACTCTCCAGTTTTAATATTGTATGTGCCATTTAACAGGCAAATAATATGTGTATGCTGAGTCATCTCAAATAGAGTAATTAATTGAGAGTCATTTTCTATATAATTTAGAACCTCTTTAAGATCAGACTTTTTGGTTCTAATCATCATATGCATGGCCTCCCTCATTAGAAATGCCTCGCTGGAACGATCATAGTGTATGTCATTAAAGTAAATTAGTTTCCCATCTAATCCATGTTTTCTAACATGGTATCGCTCCATCAAATATATGGCAGCCTCCATATGTTGGTCCTTTGAGACAGTTATTCTTTCTTTTAATCTCCCATATTCTCTGGCTAATTCTTTTAGTGAACTAATTACATCCTCATTATTGAAAACTGATTTTATTACATCCTTAAACATACTCGAACCATCTACTAATCCAACATTATCATACAATTCATCATTTTTTAAATCCATTGCAGTTTTTGCAACCTTTAAGAACCAATTTGTAAGAGTGGTGTGGATTTTTGCCTTGTTTATTATTTTTAAATTCTTTATCATATACAGTACTAACCAATAACAATCACCACTCAATCCATCCTCTAATCTTCCTGAGATTATTTTCTGATACTTTGTGTTGTTTTCTTCTTGAATTTGATTACTTACCCATTTTACTGCTTGAATTGCAGTCTCTCTAATTTTCTCATCAGTGTATCCAGGGGCTGCGTGAGTTTTGTAAAACCAAAATGCAGCATTTACAAAATAATCTTCTGGAAGATAAAGTGGAGAGAGTCTTCTACATAGTGAATCTACAAATCGTAAGACTCCTCCACTTCTGTCCTGACCTTCTTGTATTATTACACCTGACTGCACCAGATCTTTGACTTTGATTTCTCCATCTCCTGAAATCAGATTGTATTTTTTACATATTGATTTTATTTTTAGTTGGAGTTTGTCCCCATCAATTAGTACTGGAATATTTTTCCCCAAAAACTCATACTTTGTACCATCTGGATGCATACTTGGCGCACCAAACATCACACCATTCCCAATCTTTACCTCAAAGTTTGGAGCTTTGTTGTTTGTGAATTTATCTTCAAGTTCTGGGTTTCTTGCATCACTTGCCTTACCTGTTAGTATGGCATCTTTTTTTATGTAAAACTCCCAATGACATTTACTACTAGTACCAAGATGCATCTCAATTACATGTTTTTCAGAGTTCTCTATTGGTCCATTCACCATAAACTCAGTCATTGCAAGTGAGTTGTCACTATCCACTGAGCAGTACTTGTAATTTTTTAATTCTTCTTTATGCCATACAGGGCCAGTAACCCTCATTAATCCTTGATCAAACTTTTTTCCTTCTTTCCATTTTTCATGCAACTCTAATGGGATTGGCTTGTCAGTCCATTCTCTCCATGCTTCTGGTGTATGTTCTGGAGGAACTTTATCTCCTTTGAATAGTTGACATCCGTTTGATGGTACTACATTAATTCCCCATTCATATCTGTAAAAGTCTGCATAGTCATTTGCAGACCATTGGTCTTTTGTTGTATCTTTATAGTTCATTTTTCTCCCTCTCAATTCTTTCAGACCAATCATTAACCACCATGGATATGCCAAACTTTTTCACATATCCCAGAGTGTATTCTACCAGCTGTGCGTGATGTTCCTTACAAGCACCCAACACATACACCTCAACGAATTGATTGTTTTGGTAATACCTAATTCTTGAAGTGGATTTTTTCCCACACCAACCACATGGGGAATCCCTTACTAACTTTGAATGTACTAGTTCTCTTTTTTGAACATCGTCAATTAATGGTAAATTCAAACGATATGAAGTTGGTTTGTTAATAATCCTCAAACCTCCGGTTAGATACCATTCTATCAGTCTCAAAAATAACCGTGCAGATAAACCACGGATTCTCACTCATTGACTTTGGAGTCCAGAAAATCTTTGGACCAAACACTGGGTCTTCCTCATCTACTTCATATACAGTTACAACACCATGAACTGCTTTTTCAGTTTCTCTATCCACTTGTATCCTGCAAGTTATCGGTACCCATGTACTATCGGATATTTTCAGCATTCCATCTGATTCTATCTCATCAATTACATCAACATCTGGAATACTCATCTATTTTCACTCCTCAATCTTTTCTTGTGTTTTGCATTTTTCGGAGTCATTCTTAACAAACAACTACAACACGGACATCTACTTCCATCAACATCAAGAAACAATTCACATGTCTGACATCGACTAAACCCAGACGTGTACCAACTGGTACCCTTTCTCTTTGCTCTGTATTTTTCACATATACCCTTACAACTCATATGAGATTCAACTCCAGCGCACAATTCTCACAGTAATGTTTCACACCAGATGACGCACCATTTCTTGATATGATATCCTCATAAAGTTCTAGTTTCTTTTTACATTTTGTACAAAACTCTAAATTCGGATTTCTAACTGCGCCCTTTCTAGTATACATAATTCGTTTAATCATTTTTTCCTCTCAATCTTTTCTTGGCTGCAGAACCTCTGGGGTTTGATCTTATTCTATTCCCACAACAAGGACACCACAAACCTTCCCAAATTATGTAAATATCACAAATCAGGCATCTTTTCTGTCCATTTTTGTATCTGCCTTCTTTTGGCAAGCCATTAGCCTTGTATCTATGACAAATTCCATTACAAGACATTACATTAATGCCTCCAATAATTGTTGCAAGACTTATTTTATATCCCCTTTTATTTTTCTGAGAAACTCTTGCCTGTCTGTTAAGTTTTTTGCAATTATCTTAATGTTCTATTCAACTAGATTTATGATATACTGAATTTCACTTTTATTAGTTAGTGTGATTCTGTCTTTCATAACTTTCCCTTCTCATATTTTTCACAATTACAATCAGACCAATTACAAGAACCACGCCATTTTTTAACAAGAACAGATTCTACAACTTTTCTTTTGTTTTCATGATCACTTTCAATATGATTACATTTACAACGTCTAGGTGTCATTGTTTTTCTCCTTACAATTTTTATACATAGGGTAACTGGTGTGTTTGATTTCATCAGCATCATCTCCACATTTGTGACATGATTGGAAATTTTTACTCATTACTATTCTTTCCTTATCTGCTCTCTAGTTTTTCCACAAACACAACACTTACCTTGAAGGTCAAAGTAATGTTTACAATCTTTAGAATTACGTGCCATCATACCATCAAATGGTTTATGTTCGTCTTTGTCCCACTTGTCAGATCTCAATTATGCAAACGCCTCCAATGTAATCAATCCACTCTTACCAAAAAATGACCGCCCATAGCAGCATTTTTATTATTTTTGAATTTCAATCTTTTTCTAATCCAAAGTACAGCTTTTGGTTTTCTTTCTAACAATGGTATGATATAATCCTGGAACCAATCTTGTTCTGTTTTAGTCGGGTTTAACATAATTGTGGTATTGCCTATCTCTGCTTGTTGAAATGCTTTCTTTACAAAAAGTTCAAGTGTTTTTACTTCGTATGGAGAATTTACATAATTGAAATTTTGCCAATCACCATATAATCCGTTAAAGAAGATAGGAGCTTTGTATGGAGTATATGCAGGACATGGGTCATACAAGTTTTGTTTTTCTAGTCTCCACTTATCTTCAATCATCTCATATACTCGATCAGGTGTAAGATGAGTTTGAGACTTGCTTTTTGGCATATACCCTTGTTTTTTCATAATCTAACTCCTTTAAGATAAAATCCTGAAATTGAACTTGGTGATTTCATTGCTTTACCAGTAGTTGATTCAATCCATGCAACTCTACCTAGGGACCTAAGAGTTGCACCAGCATCTAAAAGTAAATTAACATAACTTGGAGTTGGTAATGTTAAGAAACTTGAATTACCTTTTTGTTGTTCTAATATTGCTTTTCTAACAAATGCAGTTGGTGAACCATCTTTTTTTCTAAATGGTGGATTTACATAATTCATTTTCCCCCAAGGAATAATTAGATTATTTGTGATTTTAGGATAGGTACAAGGATCAAAATCAAAATGAAACTCTTGGTCCAATGTATGATATAGTTTTGGTGGTGTTAGCCAATATTCAGGAATTTCAACTTTACCACCTTGTAGGGTTGTTTGAGATTTATTCATTTTTTATCTCAACAAGAATCCTCTAACTGTCTAAGAACAGATAATGGCTTGCAAAGAATTTTTACACAATATCTGCATACGCCATATTCATTATCTGTTCTTCTGCCACATTTGTTAGTACAAAATGGATAAATCATTTCCGATGATACCCCTTGTGTTCTTTACAGTATTCGTGATCCAGACAGTACGGATGGTCTCCCTTTACGACTTTTTTCTTACACTTCATCTCAACAACTCCAAAAATTGCCTTCCTTTTTCGGTTATTGTGTAGTGTTTTCTTGTACTGTTTGTTTTTGTATAATTAGTGTTACTTGATATTTTTACACCAGATACGAATTGTTTCTCTTCACAATATTCAACATGTTTTTCCATACTTCTACCACCAATACAAAATCGAGCATCTATGATATGGCTAATTTTTACT